TCCATTATATAAACTTGTTTTATATAATTGATTTGGTTATATAAACGCATGCGGATTTACTGTGTATAGAAACGTGCTCGCACCGTTTTTACGCGCGCGTTTATTTTTGAAAAAAAAAAATATATAGTAATATTTTATATGACCAAACATTACAGAAAGAAGAAAACTGTCTTACAGAAGGCAAAAAGCTCTACGGGCGCAGTTGCCCAATCTAAACAGATCCAAACGCTCGCTCGTCAAGTGGGCGATTTGAAAGATCAAGCTAAAGACCATTCTACACCTGTTTACTACAAAATGTCATATTCTTCGAGAACCAATGCATATCCTCTTGTTGTGCCGCTCACTGCTGGTCCAAGCCCGCAGAGTAGCGCAGATACTAACAATACCCCCGGTGATGATTGTAATTGGATTAAAACTTTCAATTATGCTGAAGCTGTTACGACAGTTAAGCAGAATTTAAAATTGTACTCGCAGTTTGTTGATGTTATATTAGAACCTGGTAATGAGGAGGACATCTTGATTCATACTCTTTTCTTGGTTAAGTTAAGAAATGACGACGACCGCGCTCGTCGTACATACACGCAAACGCTTAACATGAAGACACTGACCGAGAATAATGACTTTGTAGTAAATGCGCAACGCGATGGCGCTCAGGCGTGGATGAACCCTGAACGTTATGAAATAATAAAAAGATGGGAGTTACACACTTGTGGAGATGAGAAGATAGAACCTACTCCGGGTGCATCTGGCATAATTCAGAATATGTCAGGTGCTATTAATAGAATTGGATTTAAGATTAATTACAGCGGTCGCCAAATTAAAATTACCGGGACGTCATCTACGGTGAACAGTTACCTGTACAACGATATTGCGCCCGAATGCAAATATTTCCTTGTCGCGTTTAGTGACAATTCTACGCTTGATTTGGAAAATCCTCTTCTCAGTGTATCATCCATCTGTAAGGGTAGAATGTTTTAAGATAACCCCCGTAAGACTATAGCGTAAACAAGATTCGAATGAATCTTGTTTTCGATTTCGAAGAAATTCTTTTGATCAAACTTTTATTAAAAGTTTGCATTAAATTATAGGGCGATTGGATGGTTGGTTTTTATTTCCACCACTTTCCATCGGTCCACTGACAGTTTTTCATAAGCGGGTGGCTCATTTGAAAATACTATTAAATGTGGGGAATTGCCATTGACCATTCCTCCATGATATTTTCCTGAATAGAAATACATATCTTTTATGTTTTCTAATGATTCATAACATAAGTAGTCTGTGTTGTATGATCTGACAATGGGGAATACTACTATTTCCGGTAGTGTTTCTTCATTGTTTTCAGAATATTCCACAATACCGTTTCTTACATCGGAACCCTTCCCATGTAAGCATGCGGCATTGTGAACAGCACTTAGGTATTTACAAAATTGAGTTTTTCCCATCTTACCTTCTTTACTCCAATACCAGTGAATTGTTCTGTTATCAGGTTCTTCCTTAATTAATTTGAGTATATCTTGTTGCCACCAATAACTTGGATTTATTAATTTTAAAGGTTTTGGAAATCCTTTCGAAAGATAGTTTTTATCTTCTTTCGTACAATATTCAAAGTTTTGTTTGTCAGTAGAATATTTGGATGTACTTTCCCAGTGTATCCTTTTATTCTCAAATAACCCCATGGGTCGCTTTTTTTGTTTAAAACGAATAAAGCCTTGTAGATGCGGGGTTCCGTATTCACCTATTTCTTCGCCTATTATAAATTTTCTACAGTTCTCTTCACATATCTTGACTATGGAACTATGCTCTGATTTTGTCCAATTATTAAGTGTAAAACACCATCTAAATGCTGGACTTACCTGCTTTTTAGATGGTTGGGGGGGAGTTTCTAGTATTACCTCTCCCCCAGAACTATTGGAACTATTTTCTGTATGATCCATTATATAAACTTGTTTTATATAATTGATTTGGTTATATAAACGCATGCGGATTTACTGTGTATAGAAACGTGCTCGCACCGTTTTTACGCGCGCGTTTATTTTTGAAAAAAAAAAAT